TGTCGGTGGTTCGGGGGTGGGTTCGGATGCTGTGGCCATGTTCTTTCTGCGCTCGTTCGTTTGAGCCATGTTTGCTTCGAAGGCCAAGACGTATCAAGGCGTTCGGCGCAGAAAGAAGGCGATAAGGCGAAGAAAGCGACGGCCTGCGCGGATGATTCAGCCGGCTTTGCGCAGCCGCCCGGTATCGATCTGCATCGACACGGGTTTGGCGAGGATCTCGAGCAGGATGAAGGCGCGGCGCTCGGCGTCCGCCGTCTGGTAGATGGCCTCGATGCCGGCGAATGGGCCATCGGCGATGACCACCGAATCGCCGCTGTGGAACATGGCCTCGGTGGGCAGGGCCCGCTCCCGCTGGCGCAGCAAATCCACCAGCGTGTTATCCACCTTGGCCGCCCTGGCCCCGAAATGCACCAACTGGCTCACCCCCAGGGTGGACCGAATCGGCGACCAGCTCTTGCCCTGGTCACTGCTGTCCAGTCGGATGAAGAGGTAGCGCGGGAACATGGGCTCGCTGGCGACTTCTGCTTTGCGCCGCCGGACCCGCTCGATGCGCATCTGCGGCAGATAGCACTCATAGCCCTGGCGCTCCAGGTTGGCCAGCGCAATGTCTTCTTGGCGGGGTTTGGTGTGGACGAGGTACCAAGACAGCGTGCTGAGTGCTGAGGACTCGGTGCTGATTGGGGTGGTTTCGTCACTGCTGATGACGGTCAGCTTGGGTGGCGTGGCAGGTGGGAGCTCTGGTGAAGGCTCTGGTGGCGGCTGCGAGATTGGCGGTGAAGTGAACACACTGACCTGTTGCAGGATGGGCGAGAGCTTGAAACCGGCATGGTTCGCCATTGCCCGAAGCAAGGTCAACGGCCGATCACTGGCCAGCAACTGCTCGATCAGCATCGCGGCCTCGTGACGCTCAATATCATGCACATCGGCCGGTAGGTAGTGAATCGACAAGCCCTGCTGCACGATGGGCGGGCCAATGCCACGCAGCCGCAGGCCTTGCAGTTGCCGAGTGGTCAGGCCCATGCGATCAGCGACTTGGCGCGCACTGAGCGTGGTGGCCGGTGTTGGTGTGGAACGGTCGTCTTTGTTCTGCATGTTCCGATGAAGGCGCTGTTTGCGAACAAAGCCAAGTCAATGCTGCAGAAATGCGCGTCACAAACGACGAAAGACCCCGCCTCCACCACCTGCCGGGGTTGGCAGATGATGAAGACGGGGTCTTCTGGGGGGGGGGCGCCGAAACGGTGCCGATATGGGCCGGCTCGCTAGCGTGTCTGGCGGATCCAGTCCTGCAGGGCCTTCAATTGCTCGGCGTTTTCATGGCAGGTTTGGTAGTTGGTGACGACGGTGGCAGCAACTGCAGAGAGCGCAAGTCCTTCGGCGGGCGCATCAGCATCTCGGGCGGGCTCGGGCAACTCACCGGCGGCGGCAGCGTCGTGCAGGCGGACAAAGCCACGGTGGACAGTGCAAGCAGCATCGGCTTGGACGGGAACATAAACGGGAACCTCCTGGATGAGGGTGTCGCCCTTTTCTCGGACGACCTGGATGCGGTCGACGTACTGGGTGACGACCTGGACGGAAGCTTGCGTTTGCCGGATCTGCGCTTGGGCCTGGGCCTGCTGCTGTGCCGCTGTGGCAGCGTCCCACTGGGCTTGAACATGACTTGCGCCCTTAAGCCAGCCGAAGCCAAACAGCGCGATGCCAATCACTGCGAGGGCCAGCAGCCGGTAGGGCCACGAGATCGCAGTCACGACGCCTCCCCGAGGCACTGCCGGTATTCGGTTTCGCGGCGCTTGGCCAGGCCGCCGCACAGGCGTGCATTGGCCGGGGCCGCGCAATCTTGACCCTGGAAGAAGCGCCAGCGCAGCAGCTCTTGGCAGGCGCCGGGGTAGTCCAGGCTGTTGAGCTTCTTGACGAGGGTGGACTGGCAGAACGCGCGCGGGCCGACGTTGTAGGCAAAGCTGACGTAGGCGTCGTACTCGTGCTGGGCCAGCGGTACGGTGACGCAGGTTTTGAGGGCACCTTCGAACTGCTGGACATCGCGTAGCGCGCGGGCCAAGGCCTGGGGCGGCGTGGTGGCGTCGCCCAGGCGCACGGGCGAGCCGTCAGCGCGGGTGGTGCTGCCAAAGCCCAGGGTCGGCACGTCGCCCTTGACCGGGATGATGGCGCGGTCGCTGTAGCCCTCGTGCAGCACCAAGCCCACCAGTGCGGCCGCCGACAGGCCCAGTGCGGCCACGGTGGTGCGGGGGCGCCTCATGGCTCCACCTCATGCATCTTGGGCTGGGCCACCAGGCGCGCCACGGTGGCGCCCAGACTGGCGGCAAAGGCCAGCAGCACGAACAGGCCCCGGGGCAGGAGGTCGCCCAGAAAGGGCAACACCACCTCAGCCGCCGTGAAGCACGCGGCCAGCAATGAGAAGCGGATGCTCCAGGCCTGGCGCAGCACGCGGGGCCAGTTGGCAAGCAGGCTGGGAGTGGGCAGAGATATTGGCAGGGGCTTCATTGCGTGCCTCCCATGAGCTTGAGCTTGATGGCTGCGCCGACCAGGATGACGGCCAACAACCCGGTGGTGGCGACCTTGATGATGGTCTGCCAGGCGGTGTGACGCGCCTCGCGCCAGGCTTCGAGCAGGTCGCGCAATTCTCGGATGTCGCGTGCGGCATGGCCGTTTTCCAGGCCGAGGTGGGCGAGGCAACGCTCGGCACCGCGTTCAGCGGCGCGGGTAAGTAGGTCGTCCAGGTCTTCGGGGCGCAGGGTGATGGCGGCCTCTGGTTCAGGTGTGTGGTGGTTGTCTGTCATGGGCGGTCTCCAAAGCAAATGGCCCGCGCAGGTTTCCCTGGCGGGCCGGTGGTGTTGAATGGTTTCGGTATGCCGGCTTAGTGGTCGGCGGTGTGCACCAGCGGGTGCTCGACCACGCAGGCGATTTCGACCTGTTCGCCCCGTGGCCGAATGGCCATGACCCGGGCCAGTTGGCTCCAGGGGATGTCTGCACTCTCCCCTGCTGTGCTTACCTCAATTCCCCGGGCGGGCATGTCGTGGCTGATGGCGATCAGGTCACCGAAGGTCGGGATCAGGCCTTCCATTTCGGTACGGAAAGTGATGAGCCGCCGGCGGTAGCGGTTGGCGGCGGCGATGTATTTGCCCTCACGCATGGCCTGGGTCTGGTTGGTGCAGCCGAACAGGTTCACCGTGGCCGGGTTGGTTTGGGTGGAACCTGGTAGGGACACGGTGACTTCGACCGGTTTCCAGGTCTTGGGGCTGAAGAACTCCACCGTGACCGCGTCGGCCGTTTCCTCGCCTGGCATCACGTACTGCAGCTTGAAGCTGCCTTTGACGATGTTGGCGGTGGTGAAACGGGCCACCGGCAGGGTTTTGGGCTCATCGCGCACCAAGCGAACCACGCCGCTTTGCAGGTAAGGCACGGCCCGGCCACAGCGGGCGATGCGGGTGAGCGCTTCCCAGACGGTGACTTTCTGGTCGAAGACGGCATCGAACTGATCGCTCCGGGCACTCCAGGTCTGGTCCAGCCGATAGAGGGCGGGCAGGTCGATGCGGCTGTCGGCCAGTTTGGCCCCATAGCTGGCGCGCACCGCATCGGCAAAGGCCCAGGCAATCGAGCGGGTGGCTTGTGGGCTGCTCCAACCGGTGCTGGGACTCCAGACGGGCAGCTTGCGCGTGACCAGGCAGTTGATGAGGCGGCTCGAGCGCATCGACAGGTTGTCGGTGGCGCGCATCTTGACGGCCATGAAGGTGATGCCCGCGGGCAGACTGGGGTTGACCAGGTAGCCGCGCACCTCGCCCCAGCGCAGTTCATGTCCGGCCCGTGCCCGGGTGTCTTTGTGGTCCAGCCGAACGACTTTGACCTCGTAACGCCCCGGGGTGACGGGGTAGCGGTAGCTGCGCCGAATGGTGTCGGGCGTGGCGGCGCTGATCGCCTCTTGCTGGCTGTAGGCGCTGCGGGTGCGGCGCTGGATGTAGTAGCTGTAGCAAATGCCGGACTCGTAGTCTTGACTGGCACAGTCGCCCAGCTGGTATTCCTCGGTCAGAGTGTTGGCGGGCATGGGCGGTGGGCCGTAACTGGTGCTGTAGTAACCGCCTTCGGAATCAGAGTGGTAGGTCTGGGTGGTGACTGCACTGGCCGTGGACCAGGTGGTGTTCCAGCCGCTCCAGGCGCTGTAGCTGGTGCCGCTGATGAGCGTCTGCCAGCCGGTGGTGGGCTCGCCCTCGTCGTTCACCGCCCGGGCCTCGACTGTCCAACGCACTTCCTTGGCGTCTTGGCCACCGGCATCGTTGGCGTAGAACAGGCCTCGGGGCAGCAGGATGTCGAGACCGAGGGTGTCGATCTGGGTTTCAGGCGGGTTGACGATGAAGGGGCCAATGGCCTCGCCCCGGGTGTTGGCCGGATCGTCGATGGCGAGCAACTCTTGCCCGGCCACTTCGGGTGCGGTGACCACGTCGTGGTTGAACAGCGTGTTCTGGCCCCCGGGCAGGATGACCTGGGCCTGCACTTCTTCGAAAGACTGGAGGGGCGTGTCTTCGATGCGCACGGCTTCGATCTCGTAATCGCCCTGACCGATGACGAGCAACTGATGCAGGTACTGCTCGTTGTTGACGTACTCGGTGTAGGGCGTGGCGCCCAGATCGGGGTAGACCAGGTGACGGCCGTAGATGACTGGAATGGGTTGCAGCAGCCGGGCAAAGTTGCCCTGGGATTGCAACGAATAGGTGGGGCTGGGCGCCAGGGCGTTTTGTGCAGAGGGCACGTTAGCGCTTGGCAGCGGCACCAGAGCGTTGACCAGGTAGGCGCCGAGCACACTGACGCCTGCCGCCAGGAGTCCAAAGCCAATGGTGCCCATGGCCGCCTGCGCAGCGGCAATGCCGGCCGCCGTCATGCCGTAGCCCATGAGGCCGGCAGCGGCATAAGGGGCCAGCACCATCACCGCAATGGAGAGCACCACCCGCAGCGGGTTGCTGCCGCCCCCACCACCGCCGCCACCGGGCAGGCCGACCAGGACCACAACATCGTGCGCGGCCAGGAGGCGGATACCCCAATCCCGGCGTAGCAGCGGCTGGCCGTTGACCAGGCAGACCGTGGGCAGAGGGAATTCGGTGATGGACTGCGAGCGCATCCAGTCGGCCACCGTGCTGCCGGGTTGCACGGGGTAGAGGTCTTTGTCGGCGGGGTGGAAGGGGTTGCTGGGCCAGACGACGGTGGCTTGGGGGTGCCGGGCAGCAGGCGCCGGAATGAGAACAGGCAGGCTCATGTCGGTTCACGGAAACGGTAATAGCCCTCGATGCGCCAGCCATGGGCATCGAGCGCGGCCAGGGTTTGGAATACCACCCCGGCGTGGCGCACGGCGTGGAGCACACCACCGCCATCGATATCCAGCCAAACGCCGATGTGCACCGGGTAGCGGGACTGGCGCATCAGGACAGCATCCCCTGCAATGACTGGCTGCCAGCGTTGACGCTCGGGGTGGCCATTGAAGGCGTCGAGCACCGCGCGCAGGTTGGTGGCGTCCACCGGGTTTTGCGGAAGTTCCCGCCCAAAGCACTGGCGCTGTACTGTCACGAACAGACCCCAGCAGTCAAAAGCCTCAGGACCGCAGGCACCCACCACCCAAGGCCGCCCAATCAAGCCCGTGAGTTCTGCTGCTGCATCGCTCATCGTGTCAGCCCCGGAAACTCCCGGGCCGTGTAGCTGCGGCTCGGGAAGGCCTTGTTGCCGATGTCCATCATGCGGGCGCGTGCGGTGACACGCTGCACGTCGGCTTCCACTTCAGTCAGCACCAGGGTGATGGGCGGATCCATCTGCGGGCCGTCGAGGTCGTTGGACAGGTACGGCCGGTAAGTGATCTCGATCACCGCCTGAGATTCGGCTGCCGCATCCAGGTGGCGCACGATTTCTCGGCTGACGTTGTCAAGCGTGACCACGATCTCGGGCACGGGGGCCGTATCCACCGGCGGCAGGTCCAGCTCAAAGCCCATGGCGATGAATGTGACCTTCTGGCCGGGATTGAGCGGCGCATCGGCTTCGAGCCGGGCAGTCAGATCCACCTGGTCGCGCACCACGCGGATCGCGGTCGGGTTGCCGGCGTCATCGCGGAAGTCGGGGTGACGCAGTTCCAGGGTGTGCAGGATGATGGCGTCCGTGGGGGCGTGGGAGTAGGCCTCCTGGATGGCCTCGGACAGGGTGGGATCGGGCATGGTGTGCCCCCGTCACGGCTGGATTGCAGCCAAATCGGCCGGATTGGGGTTTTCCGCGTTGGACCAGGCGCGGCAGGCATCGATGAAGGCGGTCATCTGGTCCTTTTGTGCCTTGGTGCCTGCACGCAGCAGGTTGAGCTGCTTCCACTCGGGGTAGTGAGTATTGATGTGCTCGGCACAGAGGCGGCGTGCCTCATTGGGCCGGGCTTCAAACTGCACGCGCTCGAGTGCGATTTCGCTTTGGGCAAGCACGGCCTGCGCTTGGGCTTGGCTGGCGAACTCGCCGAAGAAAGTTTGATCGACAAAGACTTTCATGGACGTAATCCTTTATTCGAGGACGATGCCGGGGGCGGCAGCGGCGGGGATGTAGGCGTAGGGCAAGGCCAGATAGGCCTCGATGTTTTCTGAGCGGGAGAAGCCCAGCGCAAAGTTGCTGGTCAAGGGCTGCGTGACTTGAGAAGTGCCGACCACGAAGTCGAGGAACATCCAGCCTTGCGCAGCCGCATCGGTTTGCGCCTTGGTCACCACATGACCCGTGCCGCCATAGCCCATGTAGCCGCTGTCGGTACCAAAGCCAGCCGCGCTGCCCTGCACGATCTTCAGAAAGCCACGGAACCCGACGCGCTCGGTGGCTGCTGCACGAGCCATGGGCATCCACACGGTGGTCCAGCCTCTGCCCTCATTGGGCGAAGCGGTGATCTTCAGGATGTGACCATTGGTGATGCCGGCCCAGCCATCGCCCAGACCGCCCCGGCCCAAACGGGGGCCTTTCCAATACACCCCGTACCAGAAGGGGTTGGCCAAGGTAGCGAGATTCGGGTCATCCACGGCCGTAGCTGGCCGCTCCGCGATGTAGGGGCCTTCAAAGGCCTGGGTGTAGGGATGCACCGCTTCGATCTGCACGCCGGAGTAGCTATAGCCCACCGGAATGCCCTCTTCGACTTCGGTCATGAAGCTGTTGGCAATCAAGTTGGGCGGCAGCAGGTATTCCCCGCGGGCATTGGCCACGTAGCTGTTGACCGTGGCATTCATGCCGTTGATGGCGTTCGAGGTGCGCGCATCGTTGTTGGCGATGGCACTCCCAACCGTGGCATTGATCTGATCGATCTGACCGCGCACGGTCTGGTTGAGCGCCGAGGCGGCGGCCACGACGTTTTGCAGTTCGGTTTCGATGCTCATGAAGTTCTCCGTTCAAAGAAAGTTGTCGATGTCATTCACGGTGACGCTGCCGCTGGCCAGACCTTTGAGGAGCGTGCGCAGCGTGTTGCGCAGGTTGTTGACCTGCACGTTGGCGTAACTGAACTCGTGCCACAGCGGCGCAATCGGGTAGCGCTGGCGGAAGGTGGTGGAAACCGTGGTGCCACTGGCGTTGCGGTAATTGGCCGCATTGCCCACCGTGATGTAGATGCCGGAGTTGTCTGCCGGGTAGGCATTGCCGTCGTTGGCCCGGATCCACACCCCGCCACGCACCGTGTCAGACGGATCCGAGATGCCTGCCGAGAAGAAGTTGGGCGGCAGCAGGTTCCACCACAGGTGGGTGTAGGCAGCGTTCCACGGATTGGCCCGACTGCCATCGCCCGAGGCGGCAGCATCCAGCGGACCGTCGATGATGCGCAGGTTCCAGGGGTTCCAAATCTCCAGCGAGGAGCGCACGATCAGCTCCAGCGGGATCATGTAGCTGTAGCCCTCGACCACTTCGGGCCGGGTGGTGCGCGCCACGTACAGCGTCGGGTCGTTGAAGCCCCGGCGACCATAGGCGCGCCCAGCGGCATCGCGCGTCCCGGTCACAAAGTTGCGGTTGTACTTGGCCAGGTTGGCTTGCGAGCGGCCATCCGGGTTGAAGGTGGTGTAGACCGTGCCGTAGGAATTGATGTTCTCGGCGATGAAGGCCCCTTCACCATCCAGGCCCCAGACCTGGGTGCACAGGGCGTCCATGTCCGCCTGGTCCAGTGTGAAGCGGGCGTAGCCAGAAGTCGCCAGACTCAGCCAATTGGCCAACGGGTCACCCTCACGCAGGCGAGCCAAGGCCTCCAGGTCTTTGACCAGCTTGAATCGGTTGGTGGCATCCAGGGTGTGGCTAACCGCTTTGACCAGATCGAAGGGAAACCGGTCCTGCACAAACTGGACATCGATCGGGTGGGTGTGGGGCGAGACCGAGGTGTTCCACACCACCGGGCCGGCCTGGGTGCCATCGAAGCGCCGGTAGCTGGCAATGCTGGGCGTGGCGCCGCCGACGGCAAAGAAGGTGTTGCCCGTCGCACCCATGGCACGCGCACCGATGTCTTGCGCGACGATGGTGCTGCCGTTCCAGGTCAACTGCTCCAGGTGGGTGTGGTTCTCCGAGACGGGCGAAGCATCGGCCTTGCCGTAGCCGGTTTCCACATACAGCGTGCCGCCGCCGATCAGGGTGTTCATCTCGGCAGGCGTCAGGGGCACTTCCAGCCCATGGCCATGGGTGCCACCAAAGCCGGAGGCCACGACTGCAAAGGTGATGGTCGGCGTCTCGTCGCCGGTGGCGTAGCTGGTCTTGGCCACCCGGTTGCTGAGCTTGCCCACGGGTGTGGCCCGCACCCGGTAGTTGATGTAGGCGTATTCGGGGGTGCCGTCTTCGCCGATGTGGCTGATCACACCGCAGCGAAACGACCCGTTTTCACCGAGGTCTTTGGCGCCGGAGAAGTTCAGGCGCTGGGCGAAGGTGAGCAGGTCTTGCAGCCGGGAGGCGTTTTCTCGATGGCGAAAGGACTGGATTTGCGTGTTGAGGTCGCCACTGGTGGGGAGCTTTTCCAGCCAGACTTCGGCGTAGAGCAGATCGAGCCGGGTGTCTTCCAGGTGTTGGGTGAACAGGTTGCGCATGTAGCGCGCCTGGGTATCGTTGGCCGTGTCGATCACCACCGACCCATCGGCGTTAAGCGTCAGGCCCGTGGGCTTGGCCAACACAGCGGCGGGGACCAGCGGTGCATCCAGATAGCGGTTGTCCTGATCGGCCAAGATCGGATCGTTGTGCGTCATGCGCACGTAGTAGCCATTGACCAGGGCGGTGAGCTCGCCCAGGCCGATCATGCGGTAGTAGTTGGGGTGGTTGTGCTGGCTGTGCGCCGAGTACGACACCGCAAACGGGCGATGCAAGGCACCCGGGCCATCGTCGTTGGCGTAGTTGCGCACATTGAATAGGCCCGAGCCGCCCATGCCGCGCAAGAGTTCAGCGGTGTAGGCCGATTCGAACCCATCGATCAGGAAATCCTGGTCGATCAGGCCTTCGTAGGCGGGCGGAATGCCCGGCTCGATGGTGTTGATGCGCTGGTCCAGGCGGGCGACTTCGGTGCCGACGCGGTGGTTGAGGTTGGCGACTCCTGTAACCGCTGACTGCACCTGGGCTTCCATCTGCTTGTCGTCGAGGAAGTCCAGGAGGTTTTCATGGGTGGAGCGGATCAGCGCTTCGGCGACGATGGCGTTTTGGCTGGCCAGCGGCAGGTAGTCATAGTCGATCTTGCCGTCCAGACCCGCCACGGGCACCTTGCCGGGGGCGGATTCGAAGGAGCCGTCATTGCTGGTGACCACCGCCACCGCCTGGTCGCGGTAGGTTTGGGCAGCATTGCGGGCGGCTTCGGTTTCGTCCAACGTGGTCGCAGCAGATGCTGCACTCTGGCTGGCGGACTGGGCGCTGCTGGCGGCAGATGAGGCACTGCCGGCCGCTGCTTCGACGCTGGCGTCCAGCGTGGCTTTGCGGACATTGACGGTGTTGAGCAGTTGGGTGGTGGCGTTTGTCAACGCCGCCACTTCGGTCATCAGACCGCTGGCAGATTCGGGCATCGGAAACTCCTTGGATATTCAGTTCTGGTCAGGTCAAGCAAAGGCGTGGTGCTCAACCACGACCGCCTGGGTGGCAATCAGGTGGGCAGCCATTTGCGTGTAGGGGCCAACCACCAGGGTGTCGGCTTGCTCGACATAGGCAGCACAGGCCTGCTCGGACGCTGCCGATTGGTTACGGGAATGGAGCGCCGCGTTGGCCGAAGTGCGCGCCACGTCGGCCTGGGCGCGTGACATGGTGGCCGAGACCTGGGCACGATC